GGTGGCGCTTATGAGATGTGATACACAGATCTATTTTGTCACGGACGGAGCACAGGAGCTTGTCACGGACCCCAACAGTGAGGCATACGGCTCTTATGTGACGGGAAAACCAAAAGAGGTTGACCGGATGGCTGACGTGACCGACACGCAGACGTCTACTCAGCAGCTGGTCTATGGCAAGCTCCAGGAGGCCAGCCGGACCGTCCGCCTCAACGGCCAGTATCTGGAGCCCTTCGACCACATTCGGATCGGATCAGTGCTTTACGATGTCGATGCAAAGCGGCACCTGCGGCACAGATCCGTTTTTATTTGTCACGAAAGAAGGTGATCCCATGGGCGAGGTTAAGCTTGTCGGAATGGATAAATTGTGCGCGAAATTGGAGTATTGCGGTGCAAATCGGGAGGCAGTGAAGGCAGTTGTCCTCAAAAATGGGAACCAGATGAACGCACAGATGAAGGACAACATGGAACATGCCTATATCACTATTAACCCCAGAACGGGCAAGCCGTATTCAACGGGAGATACAGCCGGAACCGTGAATACTGTTATAACAGACGGCGGAATGACCGCTGAAGTCGGGCCGACAACTGAACATAGCCCCTATGTGGAATATGGGACACGGTTTATGAAAGCTGAACCCGCGATCAGACCCGCCTTTGAGAAACAGGTTCCCATCTTCAAATCCGACATGGAGGCTCTTGTAAAGTGAGGAGGTGATCCACATATCTGCGTTACCCATTGAAGAGTACCGTGTGGAGCTGATCCGTAGGCTCAGGGAAAAGGACCCGGACCACAGGGTCTATGAGGCCATGCTCCCGCCCGCCGATGTTCCGCATCCCTTTTACTACATTGAGGACCCCCGCGGGACGGATGACGCTACAAAGCGCGAGGTCATGCAGGACGTCTATGGCACTGTCAGCGTCTGGCATGATGATCCGTACCGGAAGAACGAGGTCTTTAAGATGCTCGGTATGGTCGGCGAGGTCATCCGGGAGATGGAGGCGGAAGGGACACCGTCCTACAGGTGGATGGTGGTCGATTCCGGCATGCGCGTCCTGAATGACACCGTATCCGGCAAGACTGGATCCAGGGGCGGCACCGTCTACGTCCACGGCCTGTACGAAGTCCACATGAAACAGATCGGCTCCCTGTGAGCCGCAAAGATAAGGAGAAAATACACTATGAAGCTTAATATGTTTGACGCAGTCACATATTCCGCAGTGCAGGGCAAGAAGATCGTGATCCTGCTGCGCGTACTGGAAAAAGCATCTGCGGCAGCCGCAGCGCTCGTGCCCTTCGGTACGACTGATTCCGAGAATATTTCTGCAGATTCCGATACTACTGTCACTAAGGACGGCACGATCGTCACTGCCGGCGCTGCATCCGTGGAACTGTCCAAGGAAGCGCTGATGTCTATCAACAGCTCGGATCCGGACGGAACAACCACCATCGACGATCTTAAAGACGCCATGAAGACCCGCAAGAAGGTCGAGGCGTGGGTCGTCAATCTGGACAGGCCCGGCACTGCTACCGGCAAGTATCTCGGCACCTACTACCAGGGCTACCTGACCTCCTTCGAGGTTGAGGCTTCCGCTGAGGACCTGGCCACCGTCTCCATCGACTACTCCGCTGAGGGTGTCGGCGCTGACGGCGAGTGCACAGTCGATGCAGCCACCCAGCAGATCGCGTCTTACGTCTTCACCGACACTGTCAAGAAGGTCTGATCTGACGGTCTGACAGCCCGCATATAAACACACTTACGACATCCCCGGGACGGCACATGCCCCGGGGATTTTTCACAATCTGAGGAGGCAGAATGTACACAAGAGAGATCGACGGAAAGATTTACGGCTTCAAGTTCGGCATCGGTTTTGCGCGCGACATGGACAAAACCGTGGTGATCAAGGACGCCGACGGCACGCAGAAGAAGATGGGCCTGACCTATGCGATCGCCGGGCTGATGGATGGCGATTTTGAGAAGCTGATCGACTGCCTGATGTACGGCAACAAGTACGACAGCGGCGAGAAGATCGACCGCAAGCAGATTGAGGCGTGGCTTGACAGTGAGGATGTCAGCCTGGAGCAGGAGTGCAAAGACCTGCTGGATTTTTTCGAGACTGCAAACTTTACGGCGCGGAAGGTCAGGGACATAAAAGAGGGCCTGGACAAGATGGAGAAGCTCCAGGAGGCGCAGTTCGAGGGCCAGCTGCAGAAAGCAAAGGTTGGGACGAACTGAGGGCGGATTTCGCCCTGAACTGCTTCCGCTATCTGGGCTTCACATCCATGGAGCAGGTGGACAGGCTTGAGATCCCGGAGTACGACCTGCTCATGAAGGCGTACAGCCTCCGTCAGGTGGATGAAGAGTACCGGACGCACGAGCAAGCATTCCTTACTGTCGCCGCAAAGGCAACAAAGGGCAAACGGGGGACGCCTGTTTACAAGCGCTTTAAGGACTTCTTTGATTACGAAGAGGCGATCCGGAAGGTAACGGACGGAAGCAGGCACAGGGACATGATGCGGGCCGTCTCCGCGCTCCTGAAAGAAACGAGAGAAACGAGGAAAAAGAAAAATGGCTGAATCGTATTCGGTGACAGCGATACTGTCCGCACAGGATAAAAACTTCAGCTCCGGATTTGGTTCGGCCCGGAATGCGGCGGACAGCCTGGCCGGCAAGCTCAAGAGCGGACTCGGTTTTGGCGTAATGCAGGCAATCGGCATGAAAGCCGTAAATGCCGTAACCGGCGTGATTGGCGGCATGGCAGGCAAGGTCATGGAGACCGGCAAATCTTTCGAGACCGCATCCAGCCAAATCGCGGCAACCATGGGAAAATCCAAGGGTGAGATCACTGATATCATCCAGGAGGCAGAGCGCCTCGGTGCTACGACAAAGTTTACGGCGACAGAAGCAGCAGAAGGCTTCAATATCCTCGCGCAGTCCGGGCTGACAGCTGAGCAGCAGCTGGCTTCTGCGGAAAAAGTCCTGAACCTGGCGGCGGCCGGTGCCTACAACATGGATGCTGCCGCGTCCCAGGTCACTGGCACTATGAAGGGCTTCGGTATGGCGATGGAGACCGCTGCGGAAACCGAAGCGAGTGCCGCAGAGGTAGCAGACCTCCTCGCAAAGGGTGCCACGCTTGCCAACACGAATGTTGACCAGCTGGGTGTTGCACTCAGCACGGCCTCTTCAAATGCGGCCCAGTACGGGCAGAGCATCCAGGGGACGGAAGTCGCTCTCCTGCGTCTGGCAGAGCAGAATCTTACGGGTTCTGAGGCAGCAACTGCGCTTTCCATGGCCATGAAGAATGTCTATGCGCCCACGGACAAGGCAGCAGAGGTGATGAAAAAACTCGGCGTCAACGCCTATGACCCTACGACGCATCAGGCGCGGGACTTCAACACGGTCATCGATGAGCTGAATACCGCTCTGCATGAGCAGTATGGAAGTAATGAAGAGCTGATCAATCAGGATATCAACCAGATCTTCGATGCCAGGAGCGCGAGAGTGTTCGGCAAGATGATCGTATCTGATACAGACAAGGTCAATGAATTCGCCGACGGCCTGGCACATGCATCCGACGGAGTCGGAGCCGCCGCAGCACAGGCCAAAGAACAGCTGAACAATCTGGAAGGTGATATGACTCTGTTCTCAAGCGCCACAGACGGGCTGTATAAGGCAATCTATAACAACATGGATACTCCGATGCGGGCATTCTACAAGACGGCCACAGCTGCTGTCACAGGGGCGACAGACCTTGTGAGGGGGTTCAGTGAAACAATCTCTTCTGGCATCGACCTCGATGCACTGCAGGCTGCTATTGATGAAAAAGGGCTTGCCGGTGCGGTTTCTGTCCTGTCTAAAGATCTCGTAAACCTGATTCCGGGATTTAAGAATGCTGCCGCGGCTGCAGGAGCTCTTGGTGCAGTCAATATCGCAAACTCCATTGTGGACAGCGGTGTATGGAAGATGGGGATGGCCGGAATAAGTTCCTTCTCAAATTTTGCCGGTACCCTGCCCGGAAAGATGGGCGGAGTGCTTTCAAAAACGACAGGAGTTTTCTCAAAATTCAATCCGGTCAAAACGATTAATAAAAGCCTTAACGGGGCAAGAAGGTCATTCAAGAATTTTGGCTCTGCAATGGATGCTTTTGGTGGAGATGTAGCTGCTTCTCTGGAGGCTATCTCGCCAAAACTTTCAAATGCAGGCTTAAAAATTTGGGGTGCATTCGACTCTGTGGGTAATGGGGTTTCTTCCAGGGGATCAAAAATTATTGGAAAGGTAAAAAAGAGCTTTAACGGGCTGTCTCAGGTTGTCGGTTCTACGGCAAGCGCGATCGGTGGCAGGGCAGGCACTATCCTGAAGCCATTCCAGACGATCCTCGGTGGTATTACCGGATTTCTGGGGAAAATCGGCAGAGCAGTCCTCGGAGTCGGCGGACAGCTTGCAAGCGGCCTGCAGACTATGATTGGGATCGCTCTCAAGGCACTCATGCCGGCGGCTATGATCGGCGCGGCACTGGCAGGGTTCGGGCTCCTGCAGGAGAAGTTCGGGGAACAGATCGACGGCATCCTGTCCATGGTACAGGAGAAGGGCCCGCAGATCATCTCCAACTTCGCGAACGGGATCTCTTCCCGGGTGCCGGAACTGATCTCCCAGGGCGCGACACTGGTCAGCAACCTGCTCAACACGATCGGATCCCTGGCCCCCAGCCTCGTATCCGCAGGCGTGCAGATCATCACTTCCCTTGTCGGAGGAGTGGCACAGAGCGCTCCGCAGCTGATCAGCGGGGCGGTAACGGCAGTCGGCGGCTTTGCATCCGGCATCATTTCCGCGATCCCGACGCTGATCGTTTCCGGGATGCAGTTGCTTCTCGGGGTAGCGCAGGGAATTTCCCAGAACCTTCCCCGGATGGCACAGGGAGCCGTGCAGGCTGTGCAGAACTTTGCACAGAACCTGATTACAAATCTCCCGACAATCCTGTCTATTGCCGGGCAGATCATAACCACTCTGGTGCAGGGCATCACGTCGGCCCTTCCGGCGCTTGCAACTGGTGCAGTCAATATTATCACTACACTGGCAACGGGATTTATCTCCAACCTGCCGCAGATCATCCAGACCGGCGTGCAGGTCGTCGCCTCTTTGGCGCTGGGTATCATTTCGGGAATTGGGACGCTGATTTCCATGATCCCGTCCCTGTTCGGCTCGGTAGTCAACACGATCATGACGATGGATTGGCTCGATGTCGGGTCGAAGATCATTACTGCGATCGGTGACGGCATCATGGGCGCGATCGGCGGCATCGGCGGCAAGATCGGTGAGTTTTTCGGCGGCATCGGTGACTGGATCACGGGTGGGCAGAAGGGCGGCCAACAGTACGCGGAAGCCGCCGCGACAGCGATCGAGACCAACGCCCCGACGGTCACCACGGCGACGCAGGCGGCCGCCACAGCTGTTTCTACGGAGTCAGCCACAGCATTCCTGCAGGGCGGCACACAGGGCGGCATGGGCCTCATGACAGGCTTCCAGACCGGTATCACTGCCAACATGGGCCTTTTGACTGACGCGGCAAGCACGGCGACCTCCAATGTCACGGACATCCTGGCCGATGGATCCATCCAGTCCGACGCGGACAGCGCCGGTCAGGACATCGTGCAGTCAGCGGCGTCCGGTATCGATGCGGGTGCATCGGCAGCGGAAACAGCTATTCAG